CAAGTAAACTTCCTGCCTCTACAATAGATCGTATGCCGCAACCCACTGGATGGAGAATACTAATTTTGCCTTATCAGGGCAGAAAAATGAGTGACGGTGGGATTTTAATGCCAGACCAAGCCCGCGAACGTGAATCTATAGCCACCGTATGTGGTTATGTTTTACGGGTAGGACCACTTGCTTATAAAGACGGCAGTAAATTTGATTGGAAACCGTGGTGTAAAGAAGGCGATTGGGTGATTTTTGGTCGGTATGCCGGTAGTCGGTTTAAAATCGAAGGTGGTGAGGTACGGTTGCTAAATGATGATGAAATACTGGCAACCATTTCTTCGCCTGAGGATATTTTACACATTTAACCCATGGAGCTAACCATGCAAGAACCCACAACACAGGAAACTGAAAATGAAAACCAAACTGTTGAAGTTGATCTCGAACAATCCGCTGACAAAACTGTGGAACAGTCTTCTAAACAGACTGAAACACAGCCTGATGCAGGAGACAGTGCCTCCGGAGCCGAAAAAAGCACCACGGGTGCCACGCAAGCGGGGGATGAGGAACTTGAAAACCACAGCGAGAAAGTCCAGAAAAGGATAGCAAAATTAACAGGTAGGATGCGGGAAGCCGAAAGGCGTGAAAAAGCCGCTATTGAGTACGCACAATCTGTGCAGAAACAACTTGATGAAAGCAAACAAAAAACCACTTCTTTAGATAGTTCTTTTGTAAATGAGTTTGAAAACAGAGTTACTTTACAAAACCAAATGTTACAAACTCAGTTAAAAGAGGCTATAGACCGTGGCGATGTAGATAAACAAGTTGAGGTGCAAAAACAATTAGCCACCGTAGCTCATGAAAATGAAAGATTAAAATACGTTAAGCAACAAAGAGAGGAACAACAAAAACAAGCAGAGGCTGTTGCACAACAACCTCAACAACCTCAACAAGTACCGCAACGTAGCCCCGACCCTAAAGCTAAAAATTGGGCAGAGCAAAACGAATGGTTTGGTCAAGACGAGCCCATGACTCTCACCGCTTTTAGCATACACAAAAAAATGATTGAAGAAGAAGGGTGGGATGGCTCAACCGATGAGTACTATACCGAACTCGATAAAAGAATACGAAGGGAGTTTCCGCACAAGTTTAATCAAGAAAACTCGAATGCTAGAAACACCCCCGCAGTAGCTTCGGCTACAAGAACAACAACAAAAGGGAAGAAATCGGTAAAATTATCGGCTTCTCAAGTTGCCATAGCCAAGAAACTTGGTGTATCGTTAGAAGACTACGCGAAGCAAGTTGCTCGCTTAAACCCGTGAAGGAAGATCCAAAATGACTGATCGCAACCCACGCACCACTCAAACAAGAGCAAAACAAGATCGCCGCAAACCGTGGCAACCTCCGTCCTCTTTGGACGCCCCTCCTCCACCGGAAGGTTTTACTCATCGCTGGATTAGAGAATCCGTTATGGGCTTCGATGACAAGAAAAATCTTTCTGCTAGGCTACGCGAAGGCTTTGAATTAGTTCGTGCTGAGGAATACCCAAACTTTGAAGCCCCCACTATTCAGGATGGTAAACATGCTGGAGTGATAGGGGTGGGTGGGTTAGTACTCGCTAGATTTCCTATTGAATCAAAAGACGAGCGTAATCTTTATTATCGTCAAAAGACGCAAGATCAAATGGACGCCGTTGACAATGATTTAATGAGGGAACAACATCCGTCTATGCCTATTAGTAAACCTGATAGGCAATCTCGTGTAACTTTTGGAGGTAAACGCCCCGATGGGTCTACCTCTGAATAATTTATAAGGAACTGAGTTATGGCAAATACTGATGCCGCTTTTGGGCTACGCCCACATAACAAACTAGGTTCCAATACAAACTCGTCAGGCACTACTGCCTACAAAGTTCAAATAGCTGGTGTTGCTGGTTCTTCCAGTGCAATTTATCAGGGGGACATGGTAATACCACTAACAAATGGTCTTGTAGATGTAAGTGCGGCAGACGGAGGAAGTGTTGCGATCTTGGGTGTTATGAATGGTTGCCAATATACCAACCTTAACGGTGAAGTTGTTTTCGATAATAATTATCCCGGAACAGCCTCGTTAAAGTCGGGTACAGAAGCAACTGTTTTTGTATACGACGACCCATTTGAAGTTTTTGAAATAAACTGCGATGCGTCACTCACTAACCTAGCCACCGCTACAGCATTGATTCATAGTAATGCCGAGGGTGCCACATTTGGCTCTCAGGTTGGATCAACAGGTATTTCAGCCGGAGAACTCGCTGTTTCCACGGCTGGAGCCACCACTGCAACGGACAATTTTAGGATTGTTGGATTTAAAGACGTCCCTGGAATTGATTACGCAAGTGCTGGAGTTGTAGCATTGGTTAAGTTGAACCTTTCTTTCCACCTAGCTACTACTGGCTTATAAACTTAAGGAGAATAGATTATGGCTATATCACGTGGTCAACTTCTTAAAGAACTTGAGCCGGGACTTAACGCTCTGTTCGGAATGGAGTACGACAGGTATGACAATGAGCATGCCGAAATTTTTGAAACTGAGGCTTCAGACCGTGCGTTTGAAGAGGAAGTTATGTTATCGGGCTTTGGTCAAGCACCTGTAAAGGGTGAGGGATCAGCTGTTAGTTACGACACAGCTAACGAAGCCTACACCGCTCGTTACACACACGAGACTGTTGCACTAGCTTTTGCGATTACCGAAGAAGCCGTAGAGGACAACCTTTACGACCGTCTTTCTAGTCGTTATACTCGTGCGTTAGCTCGCTCAATGGCTAACACCAAACAGGTGAAAGCGGCGGCTGTTTTGAATAACGCTTTTGATAGTGGTTTCACTTTTGGTGATGGAAAAGAGCTTTGTGCTACTGACCACCCAACAGTGGGCGGGGGAAATTTCAAAAATGAGTTGACTGTATCAGCTGACTTGAATGAAACTTCCTTGGAGCAATCTCTTATAGACATTGCCGCATTTATCGACGAGCGTGGATTGAAAATTGCTTTGCAAGGCAGGAAACTCATTATCCCTTCTGCTCTACAGTTTGTGGCTGAAAGATTGATGGCTTCAACCCTAAGAACAGCAACATCGGATAACGATATCAATGCTTTGCGAAACATGGGTATGTTGCCCGATGGGTACGTGGTTAACCACTTCCTAACGGATACCGATGCTTTTTTCATTAAAACAGACGCTCCAAACGGCTTTAAACATTTTGAACGTGCCGCTATTAAGACTTCTATGGAAGGCGATTTTGACACTGGAAATGTTCGTTATAAAGCTCGCGAGCGATACAGCTTTGGTGTTTCAGACCCACGTTGTGTGTTTGGATCTCCAGGAGCCTAATACGTTTTTTAAAAACGAGATAAAGGGAGGCTTGTGTCTCCCTTTATTTTTGGGTAAAGTGTTAACTCCCTGACAACCACATTGTGTGGTTGACATTTGCCAAGACAGGAGAAAATAAATGGCTAATTCAACATTCAGTGGACCAGTCCGGTCT